CATTACCTAAAGCATCCTGACCCAATACATTCGTGGGGTTAAAATGTAAATAATGCGGATCACCCACAGCATCCTGGCCTAAGACAGGAGCGCCCCGAAGGTTCCACGAGCTACCTGTGCCGTAGTCCAAACGCCAAAAGTCGGGGGTGGAAGGAGTGGTAGTTATACCATTGCCCACAAGATCAGTGAAACGGAAACCCGGCAGACTTCCGTTGTAGTCAATATCGCCATCGGTTCCTTGAGTAGAATAAGAACCTTCAATATTTGATGCTATGAGTGAAGGCTCCCAGGAAAACCCAGGCCCGCCCGGTGTTGTTCCGGCTGCTGAGTTACACGCAAAGTATTTATTTAATGCCGGACTTCTCCATCTACGAAGTAAAATATCGGGGAAACCGTTTAAGTCCGTGTCGCAATATACTGATTTTATAGAACCGCCCAGCTTTCGACTTTTGACCGAAGTCTTTTGTCTTCCGCTCTTTCGCTTAGCGGGTCGTAATATTTCCGAAGTTCTTACGGAAATATCGTCGAGCTTTTTCTGCTGTGCGTTCTTATAGTTCACTGAACTCTAAGGCTATGAACCCCTAAACTGAAAAGCCTGTTGTAATCTGTGACCTGAGCTGGTGTTAAAGGTTGTAAGAAAAACATATGGTTAACATCTGCACTTACCCATGAGACTGCACCAAACATCTGGGGTGTGATAGGTGTTGGGCTGTCTATAAACCTAAAGGTAGCAGGTGCGGGGTTGCTAATACTACCCACAATAATTGCGATATCTGCGGGGGTGCCTACTGCAGGAGCTGCTGTGAATAGATTATCTGGGTCTACAACATTTGACCAGTCTGTTGGAAAAACTGCAGAAATTGTATATTCAGTTCCGGCTGGAGTTATAGGTAGATACGCGCCGTTAAATGCATATGCGATAGTGACTGCGGGGTGGAGGCTATCAACACTCCACACGATGCTTGAAGAAGTTGCGGGCGCCTCGTAGGTTTTAACGCTAGGTGTGCGACCTGTTTTTGAGACCTCTCCGGTGTCCTTATCATAAGAAACACCAACCGAAGACCCGAACTGCGGGTAGAATTCACCAAAAAAACGCTCAATGGTTTCGTGGTTTTCCGCTTTTCGTATCTCTTTAGCTCTTAAACTTTTAGGTATAACAACTGTCCCGTCTCGACGAGTCTTACCTTTGCTGGAATTACCGGGTTTACTGTGTTTATAATTCATATAAATTATCCTTGATATTGATTCATGCCAGTTGGATTACTATTACCCATACCAGCGGTTGCTGCATTCACGCCATCGGTTGGCTCAGGAGACTCGCCTCCGCCCTGTGCAGCGTTATCACCCAACATCTTAGCGATCTCCGCCTCGGTCTTTGGATCAGCCGGTGCTTCGGGAGGTAATAGCTCGTCGGTCTTCTCAAATCCCATAGCATCCAAAATACGCTTGAGCATAGGACGAATAAAGGGACGCATTTCAGGCGGCGATTGGAAATATCTGTCCTGAGTCTGTAATGCCAAGTTTGCTTTCTCTATCGCCCTTTGACCCTGGTCCTGCGACAAAATAACTCGGACATTGATACCGATATCACGGATAGCATCCGGGGTCATGACGCCAAAGGCACGGACATCACCCTCCATATACTCAAATACTTCTTCCTCATCCATGGTAGCCATAGATACCTGGACAAGCTTCGTAAGATGCTGCTCAAAACCCCGGACAATGCGACGCATCCAACGACGACCTATCTTACTCGCTTCGCGTAGTGTCGCTTCCACACCGGTTGCTGTATTTGCAGGAGCCAATGCCTGATAATCGCCCTGTGCCATATTGCTTACGCCAAGCCATAATTGAACAATACCGAATACAAAATCTATAAGATCCTGAGTTCGAATGTCTACATTTGGGATCGCCGCAAATTGAATGAACTCGTCGATACTACTCTGATCTTTTAATTCGAAAATCTTACCTGCGTGAAGTTCAACATCTTCCGGCTCATCTTCGACAGCCTGGGGGTTGACACCTATGATTGGGTTAGCCGCAAGCTCATTGCGATAGCTCTGAGAATTAAACTGTTTGTCAACATACTCCTGAAAGGATCGGATACGCTCGGGCAGGCTTCGCCCACACCAATGGTTTCGGTCTTTGCCAATCGATACGGCGGTGTAAGGAACCTGGTTGTCGGGGGTCAGCTTAGCGACGAATTCATAGTATAACGGTTTCTCGGTCTCAGGGTCTATGAATACACAAAATTCTTGCGGAGTACCGGTGCCAAGAACATCACGCTTCATCCAACACTCCAATACTTGAACGCTTGGGTTCTCGTCAGAATCAAAGTCTAAGTTTTCCGTTCTCTCCTCATTCTTTTCGATCGGGCTTCTTGGGTTTGCGTCCTTCTTTACAAGATTTACATAGTCCCCAAAACTTATCCATTCACGCTCAAGAAACATTTCACGAGCCCATCTTAAATCTTTGTCGTACAATTCAACGATGATGTCTGCTTCATCCAGAGACTCCGCATGAGACGGGCATAAGAAACGGTCAGAATCTATGACCTCCGACCTTGGGCCTTTGTACTTCACCTGTTGAGTTGGGACACCTTGCGGAAGCGGTTGGAATTCGTGAACGCCCGGAATCATTTGGAATGAGGGGTCGGTCGAAAGTCGAAGCTCTGTGTCGCCGGTCATAGGATTCATCTCTGGGATGAATTGAGCTTCTCCTTCAATAATGGGTCCTTCACCTGGAATCTCTTCAAATTCCTGAGTTTCGTTATTAAACAGTGCACTTCTTTCATAATCGTACCATGTCGAGACATCTTCCCGATAAGTAGATTTTAAAATTAATGCACGCTGTATAAATAAGTGAAGGTAGGATTCTTCGAGTCGCTCTCTCGTATTTGCCTGGTCTTCAATCTTCCAATTAAAATATTTATCATACGCTTCAGCCATATCGATGTCTCCAGCTCCCTGGGCATCGAATTTAAAATATGGACTAGTTCCGGTAATCTCATCTTCGGCCCTGGCCATGAAGTGATCAACCACAAGAGAAGTCATAGGAACTGACAGATTGGAGTGGCTAAATATTCCGTCATACCCTACCCGATCAGACCGGTCATTATGATATGTTTTCCACGATATCTTATCGTGCTCAATACGCTCGCGGTTATCCTCTTTAAGTTGCTCTACTCTTTCGAGTGCATACTTTACGAGCTTTTCCTCCTGCTTTTGATTAAGACGTAGATTGGTTTGCTTCATTTATGAGATTCCGAGCGACTGCGCTTTTTTGATGACCTTAACAAAGGCAGCATGTTCTTTCTGTTCTAGCTGTGCAATGCGTTGCAATTTTTGATCCTGTGTTAAGCTTTTTGAGCTTTCGACCTTGGCTTTATGAGTAGCGATCTTTTTCTTAAATGCGTCGGTGTATTTTATATTTCCGGACAATGCGAGTAGGTCCCGCATATTTCGGTTAGCTTCTGCAAATTGTTTAGGCCCCGCTATTTTTGCGGCTTTTGTAGCACGCTCTGCGATTTTATTCGCTTCCCGAACTTGGTAGTACAAGTTCTTAACTCGTGAGCCGTGGGTCGATGATCGGTAGAACCGGTTCGCGATCGGCATTTTATTGGGGTCATAAGTCCCATAGTCTTTCTCTTCAGAAAAAGCTGGGAATACCAGACTTCCGAACATCATATTAATTATTTGTCCGGGACCTCCGGCATAGCCGAGAAGTAAGTGTTCCATCTGACTCCCTGAGATATCAAACTTTAAGTCGGTCCCTTCAAGACCTTTAAGTGGCTGACTTCCGAGCATACCACCTACTGACCCTTTAACTTGATCACTTCCCCCGAGAAGACTGTTGAGACCTTCAGATAAAGCAGTCCAATGCTCTTGTGTTCTTTTTGGGTCCATCATATGAGCTGGTTTTACTGCTTCATATGGACGATCTTCATTTCTTATAGGCATACCCATAAAGTTTTGGTTTGCCCATAACTCAGCCATAGGTTTCCCGACGGTTGGGATCATAGCGGTGGCCAAGGTAGAACCTCCTATTGGGTTAAAGCCGTTGAGAGTCGCGTTTAAGTTTCTAGTTAGGAAATCAACAGCCCCTGCACCGCCTCTACCCATTACATATTTTGCAAAAACATCGCCGGCTGTTTGCCCGAGGGTCCAGAACATATTGTACCCGAGAGGAAGCGGAACACCAAAGTAACCGGTATTTTTATCACGAGGGTCGCCGACAATCGCCATAGTGTCGCGTCTGAATTCGGAGATAGTGTCGTAGTCAGGCAAAGGCTCCTCATCATCATCGTCCATTAACCGGTTAAAAATATTAAGGGCGAAAGATGCACCCGCGATCCCTATAATAAGCTTCTTTCTTTCTTGTGGAGTCCGCTTCTTAAAAGTAGACATCATTCGATGCATCGAATTCATCGAAGCACCAAAGAACACAAATAGAGCACCCATTGTCTGAGTGAGCTCCCCTTTTTGGTTGAAGTCTACAGTTACATTTCTTGATATGACTGCCGCCTGATGGGTTGTAAACCCAGCTTCAATAGCAGAAGCAAAAGCGGACATCCGGATAGAGTTTTCCAAAGCCGTATTAACCGTGTCTAGGTAGTTAACAAAAGAGTTCCACTTTTTGCGTGCCCCTTTTCTGGACTTACCCGTGTCGGCTTTCATCTCATCAATCAATTCTGGTATTGATTTGTGCCTGAAATACCCGACTTTCGCTCCGGAAGCCTTTGCTAATTGATAAACCTTTGCGTAGTCACCATCCTTTATAAGTTTCTTGGCGTACTCTTCAGATGTTAACTCGCCTGGGTCGAGCTCTATAATATCTCCTTTGAAATTTTTACGCTCGGCTAATGTGATATGTTTAATAAAACCACCCAACCGCTTGGGGTTAAAGGCTGCTTTTACAAATTGCTTTTTGTCATCTTCGGTTAAGTGTATAAACATAGTCCCCAAATCTCTGATAAAGTTGGGGATCATGAAAGCGGGGTTTTTGGATGTAAACATACTCGCCATAAACCGCGTTACACTGTTCACACCTTTAAGAAAAGTTGGGAGGGCCTCGTAGCGTAGATTTTTTACGGATCTTGCAACCCTACTACCCGCTAGGTTTTTTCTAAACTTTATATATTGAGGGACACCATTTTTACGGTAAACGAAAACATGGGTGTCGTTTTGAAACTCCGTGTTAATCTCGCGGGTTACCATTTTAAAACCTTCAACCTCTTCTCCATCAACGGTTATAGCCTTGGTACTTATCTTGTAGTCTTTCTTGGTCTGGATCGGGTTAAAATCTTTTTCAAAAATCGCGTCCTTGCCTTCAAACATTTCGCGAGTCGATTCAATAACGCTGGGATCTTTTTCTATGATATCCTTGATTTGATCAGGAAGCTCGACCAAAGGTAGCCCGCTTACTTCTTTACTGTTGTGGTACGCTACCGCTCGGAATAGTTCAAAAGCCGCACCGAACGAATTGGACACCTCGTTTTTAGCCCCCCGTATCCCGCTTTGAAAGTATTGATCTTGAGAAACCGCGAATACCATTTCTGGGTTGGGCCCGAGGGTGTCTTCTCTCCTACCGAAAGCTCCTTTAAATAGAAATTTATTTTTAGGCTGGTCCCACGCTCTCCCTGAAGCACTGCTTGATTTACCTAAAACTTCGTAAGCTTCTTCGTTATCGTAAAGCTTTTGAGTTTCTTGAGCGCCCTCGAAACCCTGCATAGGAGCGTAAGAGTAATTATCCTCTTTACCGTTTCGCATATACATGATTTTGGAACCGCCATCTTTTTTCCAGTTAAAAGATGAGCTGGCTTGAACCATAGCTGTCACCTCATCAAGAGCTTCAGTCTTTTGAATAAGCTGAGAGGTTGCGCGAATATCAATCGACTCGCGGTTCATATCGTAAAATTTTTGCAACGGCTCTCTCTCATCCTTTAAGAAATTCATAAAGGCTTCATCAGCCTCCATCTTCTGAACAACTTGGATTGCTACTTCTGTTGAAACTCCGCTCAAAGACTCCCCACGTTTTTCAAGCATTTCTTTGATTTCGTTTTTCGTATCCTCGTCTTTTGCGTCATTCATCAACTCTACATAAAGACTTTTCAAATGCTTGTTTCTACTGGGTGCAACTCTTGCAATCAAATACTCGCCGAACTGCTCGAGTGTAATACCGTGATCATTAAGAGCGTCGCGGATAGGTTCAAAATACCTCAAATTAGCGGTTTTAATTTGCTCGTCGGTTTTTCCGTAATAGAGGTGCCACAAACCCCGAACATCTAACGAGTCTAGTAATTTCTGATCGGTTACACCCATATCTTTAAGCGCGTCGCTGATGAACTTAGTACCCGCTCTAGACTGATCGATGAAAGAAGACACCAAGTCTCCTGACTTGAACATAGCTTTTTTCTTCTCCCAAAACTCTTTAAGCTGGTCTCTACCGTCATCATCAAAGCCCACCTTGTTCGCCATCTTAGTTAAAAGAACAGAGCTTTGCATATAATCCGTTGGGATGCCTGATGATAGTGCATAGCTTGAGCCGAGGGCCTGCGTATCCGAGCCTAAAACCCTCGCTTTAAATTTTGGGTAGTTCGGGTGTTCTTTTATG